GGAGTGTAATCAACACTCATCTGAAGCAATGCACATTCTTTAAATCTATTGATTGATCCATGCTCACCAGCAGGAGTTTCAAATTTTACTCTGAAGATATCAGGTGCTTTTAAGAAGATCCCATCAGTAGATCTTTTAACTGCCATATGTTGTTTAAAGAATCTAATAATCTTTCTAACATTTACTGCTTCTTCTTCAGAACGAGGAGACATAAAGAAAGAAAGACTAAAGGGTCTTAACTCTGGACCTTGAAAGAGAAGTTCAAGGTTTGGGTTAGCAATAGCACCACCTAGACGAGAAAGAAGACCTGTTGCTCCTGCTGCTTTCTGAGTGAGTGCTGTAACGATTGCATCTGAAACTTTAGCGTTTCTCAATGCAGCAATCCCAGCTTCTGCAGCCCCTGCTGCATCTCCCTGAACAGTTTGCTGAGACATAGAAGCAGCTGCAGTTTGTACAGGGTCCATGGTTTCACCACTCCATTTAACCATGTTTTGATCTTTAAGTCCTGCTTGAACAGGAAGAATCACAGTGTTTCCTTCGCTAAACTCTCTATTATAAAAACCAACATATCCACCTTTAACATTAAATTCTTTTTTACCATATGTAATCACAGTGATTGCAATAATATCTTGAGTTGACACATCAATGTCAATAGGATATCTCAATCCAGAAAAGTTTGGATCGTTAATACCGATTCCTGGTATAGTAGGAATCTCACTTATAGCGTCTACTTGTTCTTGAATTGTTGGTTTTGCACCTGGAACTTGATTGTCTCCAGTTTGTAAAAACTCTTCTCTCTGACCAGAGGTTCCTTCATCTTCAATCGATTGAATCCTGGTCTCGTTAAAGTTTTTAAGAGAAGTATCTGATGTATTTGTTTGATTTAGATTACCTTCAATATCTCCACCTTGATCTGATCTATATGTTGAGTCTTGATATTTGGATGCTTTTTCTGGTGGTTTTCCTAACAGAGGAACAGAGTTATTGACAAGATTATCTACTGAAGTATCACTATGCGGTCTCCAGTTATAGTTTCCGTATGGTTCGTTTGTATCTGGATTGATTTGATTCTTATCAGACACAAAAGTGGGGAAAGCTGCTCCTTGCACATACCACTCAGATGCACCAGTCGCTGTATCTGTTATCAGTCTACCAGGCACCATGACACCATCTGGCGTAATATATGGTTGTGATTTTTCTACTTTCGCCATTTTTTAGGTGGTTCCTTCTAGTTATTTATTGACCATTTTTTCATAGGACAACTCTCTCATGTAATCTATTTCCCCTGGATATACATGATGCAGTTGTCCAACAACTTCTTGCCAGGTATAGTTTCTGAATGATCTCCAGTGATAGTTAATACCACGAAATCCCCAACGAAAAATATCAGTTACTGCGACAAGGGGATACTGATCATAAACTATTTCAGGAGTCTTAGGTATATAAACAAAGGTGTAATACTGTCCAACATCTGGAATCAGTTCTATATTAGTGAAGAGTTCTACAATATTTTCCATAATAAAGTCGGCATCTTTTGAGTTGCCAACTCTTTCTCTAAGTTCAAGTGTTCGGTCTAACGCCATTGATTGACACCGAGTTCTTTTTCCGTTATGATTTTAAAGTTGATTCTATGATCTTCGCAAAATTCATATGCTGCTTTCCACTTTGCTTGATTCACTGCCCAGGTTTTAGTCTCATATAGAAACGACTTAGTAACTCTCTTACCTTTTTTAGGTGGTCGAGTTTGTTTTTCTGGTTTCACTTCAATCAAATACGTCTTAGTAACTCCAGTAGTTTCTTTGACTTTGATTAAGAAATCAGGATAATAGCGATGAACTCTATTATCTACGGGGGAGACATAAGGAATAGCAATTTCCTCGCTTGCCCACTGTATGATGTTAGGATTAAGATCTGCCCAATGACAGAACCTTCTTTCCCAGGAGGATCTGCAAATGATATTATTAGGATTTCCAACGTATTTCTCTGGGTAAGATGGTTTATACCTAGATTTGATACTCTCTCCCATTTATCGCATACATAATATATAAGTCTAACTATTTATAGATGGCAACGCCACTTCCAAGAAAGCATAGTATGTCTTCGTTGAAGTCTAAAATACTTCAACCATCTTTGACATCTCACTATGAAGTCTACTTTACGCCACCATCTGCTGTAAGTGCATACTTGAAATCTCAATCTGGACTTACCATCAGTGGAGAGGAAACGGAAGATAAGATTACAGTTCCTTGTACTGAGGCATCTCTTCCTGGAAGTCGTTATGCTACTCATGAACTGAAGGATGACTATACTGGTATTACTCAGAAACATGCATATAGAAGATTATATGATGACTCTATAAACTTTACTTTCTACGTTGATGCTCAGGAGTATTACATTATTCGTTATTTTGAAGGATGGATGGGATACATCATGCAGGAAAACTTATCATACAGATCAGTTGGTGGCATCTCAAACGTAGATGGTCAAAACTATAATCATCGTATGGCATTTCCAAGAACATATTATGCGTCTGAGATGTCAGTTACTAAGTTTGAAAGAGATTATAATGTACAATCTGGTAAGTTGATTTATAACTTTAAGGATGCATTCCCATTAGGAGTGTCTGCAATGCCAGTATCATATGACTCTTCACAGTTAATGAAATGTACTGTTGAGTTTCAGTTTAGCCGTTATGTTGTTAATAGAAGCAGCAATGGCGGAACTAAAAAAACTATTACTATATAAGTCTAAATAATCACACTGAAATTGTTTATTAGGATATTATGCCTTTACCAAAGATTTCGACACCAACTTATGAACTTGAGTTGCCATCGACAGGAAAACAAATCAAATACAGACCTTTCCTTGTAAGAGAGGAGAAACTTCTTGTTCTTGCTATGGAGTCTGAGGACACCAAGCAAATCACAGAAGCAGTCAAAGAAGTTATCAAGAACTGTATTCAAACCAGAGGCATTAAAGTAGAAACTTTGCCTACCTTTGATATTGAGTTTTTGTTCCTCAACATTCGTGGTAAGTCTGTTGGAGAAGAGATTGAAGTTAATCTCATCTGCCCTGATGATGGAGAAACTCAAGTTGCGACAACGATTGACATTGATGATATCAAAGTCATTAAATCTGATGATCATAACGCAAAGATTGAACTGGATGGAAAAGTATCCATGCAGATGAAGTATCCTTCTCTGGATGAGTTTATCAAGAATAACTTTGACATGAGTGGAAATACGATGGAGCAATCTTTTGAACTGATTGCATCTTGTATTGATACCATTTACACTGAAGAAGAAGTCTGGACTGCTGCAGATTGTACCAGAAAGGAACTGATTGGATTCTTAGATCAGCTGAACTCATCTCAGTTTAAGAAGGTTGAAAAGTTCTTTGAGACTATGCCAAAACTGAGTCATGAAGTGACGATTACAAATCCAAAAACGAAAGTTGAGAGCAAAGTAGTACTGGAGGGTCTCTCAAGTTTTTTCGCTTAGGAATGTGCCATATGGATCTGGAGAACTATTACCGAACAAACTTCGCCTTACTCCAGTTCCATAAATACTCATTGACAGAAATAGAAAACCTCATGCCATGGGAAAGAGACATTTATGTCTCTATGTTGATTGAACATCTGGAAGAGGAAAAACTCAAGGCACAACAAGCGAATGGCAAGTAAGGCAGAAAGATTAAGAAAGGCATACGAGTTTAAACTCGGAAAAGATCTTGCTGCCAAGTTAACCGATTCGCAGATTAAAATTCTTTCTCAATACTATAACTCTTTATCAGAATCAGAGCAGAGTGATATTGATAATAAGATTTCAATGGGATCAACTAATGATCTTATTGACATGGCTCGTGGAATGGCAGAGGAGAATGAGCAAGACGTAGAAGAACCACCTGCTCCTCCAGAAGATGAACTAGAGCCAGAAGGTCCATCGGGTGCAATCACTCTTTATGAAGGTGTAAGAGAAACTGATCTCGTCGATGAAGATATCGATGAGATGATTCTTCGTGCATTAGGATTAGAAGATGTATTTGATATTGATTATGGAACTTATAGAACTCTTTTAAAAGAGAAAATGATGGCTGACCGTATGGGTCAGAAGATGGATGCTGCTGAAGCACAAGCAGTTACAGAAGAATATAAGAGAATCAAAGGAAAAGTTGGTCGTTTCCGCATTAAAAAACAGAAGGTAACAACTGAGGGAATCGCATCACCTGGTGGCGGAAATAAAGGAATGAAAAACTTCCTTGCTCTCAAAGGAGATGCACCTGAAGCACCAGCACAAGCAGCACCAACAGAAAACTTTACTAAAGTCAATAGCATTCTTGATGAAATCTTAGCAACAATCAAGAATCTTTTCAACTTTGAACGTAATAATGAGAGAAAAAGACAACAAGAAGCAGCAAGAAAAAAGAAACAAGGTAGAGAAGATAAGTTAGAAAGTGGATCTGGGATTGGAAAAGCATTAAAAAATATTGGAAAGTCGATTCTAAGTCCTCTTCAAGGTCCACTTGACTATATTTTAAACTGGATCAAATATACATTCCTTGCAAAAGTAGTTAAAGGATTATTAGAATGGTTAGCTAATCCTGCTAATCAGGGAAAAATTGCAGCGATTGGTCGATTCCTCAAAGACTGGTGGCCAGCACTAGTCGCTGCATACTTATTGTTTGGTAATAGTATTTCTAGAAGTATACTTAAACTTACTGCTATTCTGGTTAAGGGTGCTGCTAAACTCTTAAAGGTTGCCATTCCAAAACTGATGAGTTTGGTTGCTAGGAATCCGAAAGCGGCGGCAGCTGTTGCTTTATTTACTGCTGGTGCAACAATACCAATGTTGATGCCAGGAACAGTTGATGAACAAGAAAGAAAGGTTGAAAAGGCACCAGGATCAAAAGAAGATAAGATTAAACAACTTAAAGAGCAAAAAGCAAATCTAAACTTCATGCAACAGTTGCAAGGAGTTGGATCAGAGATTGACGAACAGATCTATAAACTTGAAACTGGTGAAACTAAGAGTTATGAATCTGGTGGGGAAGTTGAAGATCCTACAGGTATTGATCCTAAGAAACTTCTTCCTTTCTTAGGACCACTTGCACTGCCAATGATGATGGCAGACAAAGGAAAAGACACTATAGGTAGTATTAAATCTGCTGTTGAAGAGAATCCTAAACTTCTCATGGCATTGGGTCCAATGGCATTCCCATTGATGATGTCAATGCAAAGTAAGAAGGATAGAATCAGCACAGCATCAAATCAGAAAAAAGATCTTGCAAGAGATATTACTACAGATAGCGGAACTGACATCAAAGGTGCAGGAGTTGATACACAGTTAGTTCCTGCACAACCTGGTGACATTGTAATGAACAAGGAAGCAGTTGATGCTATTGGTCCAAGAACTTTTGATACTATTGCTACCAACAGTGGAGCAAAGATCAGTGGTGCTGGACCTGATACTCAGATGATTGCAGCAAGACCTGGTGAAGTTATCATTAACAGAGAAACTGTTAATCGTGTGGGTGCTGGATATTTCTTAGGATTGAATAAGAAGTTTGGTGGATCTAATGCCAACAAACCAAAGATGGCGAAGGTTCAAACTGCTTCTGGTGGTGGATTCGTTCTTCCTGCATTTTCTTCTGGAGGATTACTAGCTCCAGGTGAACAGAGAGATGAAACAATGACACCAGAATCTCTTGGATTACCTAAAGGTGCTTCTGAACAAGAAATCAAAGCAACATATGATGCAAAGCATGGAGAAGGATCTTA